AACGCAGCTTTTCTCCACTTAATGAGGGATTATTGCTCCTCTCCAGCCCAAGAAGAAGGTTCTCTTGGCAAACCCGATACATTCAACATATCGGGGGACCTCTCAAGCGACAAGGGTTATGGATCGTTAGATCCAAGGACCCAAGTCACTCCAACCGCTAACAAGGCTTTTGGCTAAAGTCCACTCTGGTGCATGGAGGTCAACGGAGTTACGTTGATTGCTCTTTGTATCCAGAGAAAGATAGTAGCCAATCGTTGAAAGCCTTGACGGAGACTCCAGTTCGATAGGAAAGATACCATCCTTTCCACAACGACTTGGTTTCGACAAAGCCCACAACCGGGATAGGTAATACCCGGTATGGTCAACCGTCGCAGTTTTACTGCGTGCGACAAGATGCGTGACGCGGAATCCTTCGAAACCGCGGCGTGCTCTTGTTGGGTGGCACTCATCAAAATTACCGATGAAACCACCATCACCGAGCGACTCTGGTATCCGTAGGCGTAAAGCCTTCGGAATCAGGTTCACTAAGTGAACGAAAGTTGGTCGAAATCTCGCGTCACAGGCCATACTATTTAATTGCCTGTGAGCGAGACGACGAACAGCATTCGCGAATCGGTATACCGACTCGACACGGTCAAGTTTATCTTTAAGATAAACGGGCTTAACGTCGAAACCCGAGACGTAATGGGCTCCACAGCTTTCGCGAAAGGAAGAGTTGAAATGGCTCTTCTTTTGATTAACGCGGAAGCCGTAAAAGTCCAAAGCCTCGAGGAGTAGGTTAAACGCGCCTGTGGGGACAATAATATCGTCACCATAAGCACTGACCTTAGTCAGGTCAGATCCTGTCATCTCAGCGCAACATGAAGCTATTGCGTAAAAGATTAAGGACTCGAGTTGAAAGGTGAAGCCATTCCCCATACTGGAGAATTTCTCCCACCTGACCAACTCATCGTTTAACCTTCCGTAGTGGGTACGACAAATATCCAACACGGTAAACCATCGAGGAGGCAGCAAAGCCTCGACGACAGAGTACGCGACGGAATCGCTAGCAGAACTTAAATCGACGGTTGCAACAGAGCCGGTTTTAGAACCGTCCCGCGCAAGCCGCTGATTAATTTCCTGCTTTCGTAAGTCGATGCCCACCCGAAGAAGTCGACGGCCAATCATATCGCCAACGGACTTCTGGAACCATAAATTGATTCCAGGTTCAATAGCGATAACTCGATTAGCCGAAGCATCCTTCGGAACGGTTATAACTCTGTTTCCAACCTCGAAAGTAGGGTAGTTACTCCTACTCTCTAGGTGCAAATGCCAATGAGGATATGATACCTCAAAGACACCGCTTGAAATCAGAGCGTAAAGGTCGCGCGTAATTCCAGTTTCATTTTGGAATTTACTAGCAGAACTGGCGTCACGACGCTTAATCAACGTCGAGGCACCAGGGCCCCAGTCTGGCATACGAAAGAAGTCTTCGCACGAGAACTCGCCCAGTAGCTTGTCTATTTTACGAATGACTGCGTTATGCAGCCAAACGATCTGACCCTTGAACTTGGGGTCAGATGACAAATTCCTGAAGCGTGCATTCGTCTGCTTACACAGATCCTCGAACTTCGAGAATTTGTCTAATGCCGCGAGATCTAAATCAAAGCCCAAAGTTAAACCTTTGTACTTCGATAAGAGCTTCGTTGCAAAGTAAGCATCTCTAACACTCGATGGTAACAAGTAATCGAGAGGATTGAACTCGAGATTGGCAAGTTGGCCATGTTCTTTTTCTTTGAACAGAATCCAAACAGTCAAGGCTCGAGGGCAGTCAAGAGAGTGAAGAAACTTCCGTATAGCCTCGGATTGATCCGAGGTTTTTACGCGATATTGTCGAAACCCTTTAAGGAATTTCATACCACACTTCTTAAAAGACATGGTAACCTCCTGAAGTTAGCGCCTTACAAGATTGTTCGGCGCGAGACAGTAGTTATTACACTCCTGTCCTTATACCGGACTGGTATTTCTACCAGACCGGTTCCAGCATCACGACGGCGTTCCGAAGCGGACTATTAGTAACATCCGTTGGGGAACCATCCGACGCGTCGATGGAGGTCGCGAAGAGTGACATTACGTGCGAGAACATATCGCTACGTTCTTGAACGGTGCCACGCTCCGGGATCATAAACTCCAATACCGCCTGATGTTCGTAGGCCTTGCTAGGGGCCGGTTGTATACCGGTCCCAGTGCTAGGACTCGTGACGTCCAGGGTAGGTTGGAGGTACTTCGCCGTGACCTTATACATCCGAGAACCAGAAGTTGGTTTACGGACGGATATGGAGAACGACGATCGACCGACCAGGATCACTTGAGCCTGGTCGACATAACGCGCAACTCCTTTGGAATCAATCCCATCGGGGGTAAGCGTTTGATTCACACCGATAGCCGCGTCAGTCGTTTTAAGATTGAGCATCGACAACAGTGTGGATGTTTTTACGGCAGCTTGAGCTGACATAAAAGGTCACTCCTAATGAAGCAAGAGACGGTTTGCTATCTTACTTTGAAGTTACTAATAACCAAAGCTACCGCGTTTGCCGCATGGGTTACAGAAAGCGGATTCTTGAAGGACGGTAATTTCGGACTAGGGAAACCCGATAAGGGGATCCTATCGTACACGAAATACCGATGCCAGCAAGCTCCCGTTAACTGTTCCATGTGAACATCGCGCGGATCACTTGGGTTAGAGGGTCCAGAGTAAGATACGTCCCAAGTATTTATAACTTCTTGCATAGAGGTTTTCCACCCATCGACAAATTTTAACCCATCCCAGGCTGATAAGGCCTGAAGATAGGGGCCGATGGGTATGAACCAATCTGCAACGAAGCTATAAGGGAGCAACTCCCATGCAAGACTAATGGGGTTGGTAAAACCGGTCTGCGCTAGGAATGAAGTCAAGTGATCATCATATTTCCACCTAAGGCCATAGCGAACAGTAGATCGGCTAACCCAAGATTGGGCGCCAGTCTCCCGACCGCTAGCGACATTTTGGTAGAGACGTTGATTACCGACGACATTACTTGATGCAGATGACCTGGTGGTCCACGTCTGAGTTTGGCCCAAGTTTAACTGGGCTACACTCTCCATCGCGCCTTGAATATCTTGGAGAAGCGGTTTCCAACCGTATTGAAGAGCTAGCCAATTATCAGCTACGCTTTTCTTAACGCTAGGACCATGCCTCCCCCGGGTATTGACCGATGAAGTCGGCGATAAGTAATGCATAGCCATCGGAATGTTTCCAGACCGAAGGTTACGAATAGACATGTTAATTTTGGTAGCCGTATCGGCTATCATCTTAACAGTCTGACCCATAGTAGCAAAGGCCTCAGGAAGATTACTCTTCGAGGGGCCCATGCGATCTATGAGCTTCATTATCGCTCGAAAATCGACACTGCCATCCATTGCAGGTCGCTGTGGATCACCTCCGAACGCCCTAGTCCCCCAAAAATCCTGATATGCATTAACGTGCGTGCTAAAGGAACCTGAACCATCACTGGTCCAGTTATCCTGAATAGCATGCCCGTCGTGCACTTCAGTAATATTGCAGGAATACGGGTTAATCGGCAGTCTGATTCTCTTCCTACGGGTTGTCCGAAATCCAGGCGTATTACGACTTGACCAACCGCGAACGTAACTCGCATAGCGGAAAGAGGAACCCCCAACAGGGGGAAACTCAGTACCGTTAGTGAAATTCCGCCGCGTAATGGTCGAGTAAGTAATCGTAGGATTCGGTCGACCAGAAAGAAGTTTGGAACCAGATTGACGAACGTAACGGAGCCTCGGTTTAGCCGAGTTCAGTTTCAACCGTGCTGAAAGCACAGGTTGCCGCGAATCACCACTCCCTCGTCCTTTTACAAGGATGAGGCCGGTCCGTTTCTTCTTCCGTTTGTGAGGGAAGAAGTAGAATGGGAGCCGGGAGGAACGGTGATAAGGTTCCAAATTCTTGCCAAAGAAACGAGTGATAATTACCCGTACACGATACCTCGGACCGAGTGGAACAATAAAGCGATATTCTGATTCCAGCTCTCGTAAGAGAGCAGTTTCATAGTATACTTTACCATTCCGATCAGAGACAACGATACTAAGGTAATCACCAACTTTCCAAAGGTTCGAAAAACGGAGCCCAGCACCGACTGCTAACGATGCTCTAAGCTTAGTGACGTCTAGCGGTTCACCGGGAAGAGGAGGATTCAATTCTCTTCTCCCCTGCAATACCACCAGACTGCCGCTGGCAGTTAACCTCAGGAGACCTTGAAAAACTCAAGGAGGGGACTTGAACATTTTCCCCAGCTACGAACCCCGCCAAACCATCTAAAACAAGGGCAACACCCGCAACAGTGAGTTTAATCCCACGGTACGGGTCCTTGGATTGGAAAAGTAGGCGAGGTAACATAGTTTTCTCCGGAAGTTAGGGTAACCCGAAATCGGGTCCCCGTTATCTACGAATGTAGATAATAAAGACACCCGCCTCACTCCCAACACCAGGGATCATTCTCATAAACGAGCTGTTCAAACTCGTCATCTGAGATCGTTCGCCGCATCGCTTGAAGTCGAGAAATAACGTCGTCGATAGTTGAACCACCGTTTTTAGCGGAGTTCCACTCCTTCTTCGATATTTCAAGATAAAGGGTAAAGAAAAGACCCTTCCATTCCGATGAACTTAGTTGATCGGTCTGCAAGTTACGCATAGAACACTCCCTATTGTTGGTCGGAGACGGG